ATCAGTTCCTAAAACTGTTGAGCCATAACTTGAGGTTGTAATTCCAGCAAAGCCGGAAGCATCGGTAATTGAACCAGCATTGAGTCCAAGACCAGCAAGGAACTTGTCGGCATTGGCTGCTGCTGCCTCGGCTGCTGCAACTGCTGCTTCGGCTGCTGCTGCTGCTTCAAGTGCTGCCGCCGTTGCTGAATCGGTTTCAACGGTTGCAATTTGAGCTGCCGTTCCTGCGCCAAGTTCTGCAAGATACTTGGAAAGGGCGAGGCGAGCCTTATCCCAACCAGTTGCTGCATCTGCGCCAAAGTCTTTGTTGACAGTAATGGAATCAATGCCTGTGACCTGCTTGATGTAATCAAGAACCCAGTTGGTTGATTTGCCCCACTTGTAAGCAAGGGCATCAAGTTCAACAGTAGAAATCTTGTTGTCGTTGATGACTGCAAGGATGTCTGCGTATCGCTGGGCTTGAGTGTTATTGGAAAACTGTGCCTCAAGAAGCGCCCAGGAATTGTTGGTGACTGCCTCAATACCGAGAGCCTGTTGCTTGATGAGGTTGAGTCGAACCGCCTCAAGTTCTGTTGGATCAGTCTCGGTCTTTGGAGCAATACCAAGTGCCTTGAGCATATCCAAGGCTTTCTTTTGCTCGGCGGTAAGCGCGGAAGTGGATTTTGCGGTGGCACCGTTTTGATTATCAAGCCCCTTCAAGCCCTTGGTGTATTGATCCGCAGAGAACTTCAAGCCATTGAAATTGAACTTGATTTTGCCAAGTCCACCGCTTGCTTTGTCGGCATCCTTGTTCACCTTATTCAAGACAAGAAGGGTTCCACCGAGAGCTGCTGCAAAGGCTGCTGCACCTACTGCTGCGGAAGCGCCACCTGTGGCGAGTGCTTCCATTGCTGCTGCTGCACCTGCTGCGGTAGCAAGTCCACGATATAACTTCACAAGTGCTGTGATGACCTTGATGACTGCGCTCGCTGCTGCTGCAACCTTTGCACCTGCAATTGCTGCAACGATTACTGCGCCAAGGACTGAGAAAATCTTGATGTTACGAGCAACGAAAGAAAACATATCGAACATCATCTTGGTAAAGGCAACGCCATATCCAATGGCGGTTACAAAGCCACCAACCAACTTTTGACCGTTGGCTTCAAGCCACTTGGAAAGGGCTGGGAGTACCTTCTTGGTGATGTCATCTGCCAACTTGGTGATAAATGGGAGAAGTCCATATCCAATGGATTCCTTCGCCTCATCAAATGCAATCTTGATGCGATCCATTTGACCTTGGAAAGTGTTTGCCTTGGCAAGTGCTGCGCCACCATAGGCATCGGTGAGAGCCTTGACTGCGCCTTGGAAATCCTTGGTCTTGACGATGTTCTTGTCAAGGCTTGGAATAAGGCGCTGGAGTGCGCCAAAATTCCCGTTGTGGGCTTTGGCTAATGCAGCGGAAACCGCTTGCAAATCTTTGCCTGTACCCGCTGCCGTATCTAGGGCGACGGAAAGAAGGCTTTGAGCCTGTGCAATGTCATGTGTATCTGCTGCAAGGAGAGCCAAGGCTGGGCGAAGCTGATCATCTACGACACCGACAGATGCCTGAATTCCCGCAATCCAATCCTCATTGGCTGCAAGAGCTGTATCGCTGGCACCTGCTACATTGCGAAGGGTATTGGCAAGGAGTGAGGCAGATTGCTGGTCTGCCATAGCAGCCTTGACTGAATCCACGCCCAACTTGACCGCAAATGCTGCCGATGCTGCTGCTGCAACTGCAAAAGCCTTGCCGACTTTATTTCCAAAGTCTGTGAAACTCTTGGTTGCATTGGTGATGTCTTTGGATGCTGCCTTTGCACCCTTGTCGTCATACTGAGAAATAATGCGAGCAATTACTGCGCCTTTATTTGCCACCTGTCACTCCTTCTCAAGTATTTTGTGAATTCAAACCTTTTTGCAATTCCTTTTGAGCCTTTTCATAGGCTTCAAAGAATTCTTGGCGAATCTTGTCGCCATCACGATCTACCACGCGATAGATTACGCGAGAAGCCTTGCCAAAGCGATTTGTCAACGCTTGTTTGAATATCTCGCCGTTCCTGCTTGTTGAGGTCATATCCTTGCGACCTGCTAATTCAAAGATTCGACCAGATGCGGATTTGTTGAGCAACGCACCTGCACTTGTTGTGTAATCGCCTCGAACTTTACCTGGGCGCGTTGTTGAGATAATTCCAGAAACGACTTCCTCCACATTCCAGATGGGAAAACCACGACCCTTGCGAACACTCTTGCGAGGATTCAATGGTGGCGTGGTTTTCCATCCTGAAAGTGGTGCGCCTGTCTCTGATGCAGAAGCTGAAAGAACGATGTATTGAGCAGAATCGCGCCCTTTACGCAAGACCTTTTTCATAGTCTTGTCCATCTCTTTCAAAGCATCTTTGTTGTGCTTTGCAAGTGCCGCTCTTGTCTCAGCAAGCCCAGTGATCACAACCCCTGAATTTGAATTGCCTGAAAGTCTGTTGGCTGCTGCAACATTGTATTCGTAGGAGTGACGGTTGACATATCCCATTTCATCACTCCCTTTGTTTGTTCTTTTCTTGCATATACACCACGATTGCCTCAAGAATACCTTCTGGGGCATCCATGAGGTCAATCGGTGATATTCCCAGCTCCACCGAGAGAACCGCTATTGTGTAAGTTAGGCTGTCGCGGTGGATTCTAAGGAAGGGTCTGTGATCATCTCGACACTGATGACAGTATCAAGGAAATCCAAGCCCCAAGGCTTCACAACAATGCCGTTTGCCTTGAGTGTTGACCAGCCGAGGAAGTAGATATGCTCCAACTTCTGCTCATCGCCGAGCAACTTGCCCATTCCCTTGCCGAACTTTTGTTCAAACTCCACAATCTGTCGTGGGCGAAGTGGGAACTCGTGTTCCTCACCGCTGACCAACTTTGTGCGGATTGATAGTCCATCCATTTGTTTCCCCTGCTTTCTAGTTAGGATGTAGCTTTGGCGATTGCGCCCGAGATTGACCAGGTTGTGCTTGCAGTGGCTAACTGTCCAACGCCACCCTTGAGAGGTTGCCATTCCGAAACCAACGCAGAAACGGTGTATGACGGATTGGTTGTTGAGACAGTTGTTGCAACTGGCTTGATGACGATTGAAGCAGCAGTTCCCAAGAGAGGGAAAATGGTTGCTTCAACTGAACCTGCTGCATAGTCTTGGAAAAACTCAATTGAAATTGAGTTGTCTGCAAGTCCAGCAACGCGAGTCTTTGCGGTTGAACCGAAAGATGTGGTCTCAATGATGTCGTACTTTGTATCCAAAGTGACGGATGAGATTGATGTTGAAAGGTCTGTTCCGGCGATTACGACGGAAGGGTTTGTGAGTACGAGTTTTGCCATTATGCAGTCGCCTTTGTGATAGCACCTGAAACTGACCAGGTTGTGCTTGCAGTTGCAAGTTGACCAACTCCACCCTTGAGTGGTTGCCATTCTGAGACAACCGCTGAAACGGTATATGTTGGGTTGGTTGTTGAAACCGCTGCTGAGATTGGCTGGACTAGAACTGTTGTTGCCTGTCCAATGAGCGGATAGATTGTCGCTTCAACTGATGAACCTGCGAAATCTTGGAACCACTCAATTGTGATTGAGTTATCAAGCAGACCCGCAACGCGTGTCTTTGATGTTGATCCAAATCCTGTTGTTTCAAGGATGTCTGCCTTTGTATCCAATGTGACTGAGCTGATATGGTCACTCAAATCCACCGAATTGATTGTTACTTTTGGGTTGGTAAGGACAAGTTTGCTCACTTTGTCACTCCTTCTGTGGTTGCTGGCTTCTTATTTGTCGCATCGGTGATGTGACCACCTGAAATGAGGGCTTCAATGTTGGCTCCCATTTCAAGCAATTCTTGTGTGGTTATTGTATCGCCCAGCGACTTCTCGCAATCGAGGCGATCTGAGGTGATGATGTATGACATTGTGTCTCCTATGACTGGGCTTGATAACTGATGTTGAAATCAATGACGACTGCTGAACCTTGTGGGGTTTCCTCATATCGAATTGTGCTTGAGGAAAGGATTGAATAGAAGCAAGCGCCAGAGAATGTCGCATCGGTACGGATTGCGGTATCTACTGCCGAAAGCAAAGCAAAGGCGCGAAGGCGACGAGTCTTGATGTCTGTTGAGCCATCTTGCGCCCATAGGGAGCAATTGATGACACCGCTTTCAATATGGTCGTCGCCAAAGTTGAGTGGATCATCGTTGATTGAGCCAGCCTGAACATCGGTCTCGCCAATTGAGCCATCGTGACCAATTGCGACCGCATCCTTTGGATAGGAAAAGTCAACTTCCGCGCCATCAAAAATGCGAACCCCTGAAAGTGAGGAAGTCGCTTGAAGTCGAGTGATGATGTTGTCAATCATCACAGGAAAGGCGGTGGCGACTGTCATGCAACACCTGGGAAGCTGAGTGGATCAAGAAGTTCCATTGCTCGGCGAGGAAGTGAATATGAAGGGGTCACATATGTCTCATCGCCTTGGAGACCACGACCGCCACCGACATTCATTGAACCACGCTGTGTCTGCCATAGGTGACGGATAACCTCAAGAACACCTTGCTTGGCGCTCGCTGGAGGGTTGACGAAACCTGCGACATAGGTGACGGAAATGTTCTGCATTCCGCCAGTCCAAAAGCCATAAGAGTTGGTCGCATAGAGAGTTCCTGAACCTACGCGGAAAAGGCGCTGACCAGTTGGATCCAAAGCGTATGCTGCCGCTGGAAGGAGAACGCCATTCTCATAGACCGAGGTGATAGAGATGGCGCGAGGGTTGCGAAGGCGAAGGTGTTCTGTGTTGCCGTCATAGAGTTCATTGGTGAAGGTACGACGACCGAGAACCTGCCCCACATATTGCTCGCAGAGGTCGGTTGCTGCATCAATGACTCGACGAAGTTCCTCATCATCTGCGGTGGAAGTTGAGTTGTAGTTGATGTGAGCCTTTACATCGGCAAGGCTGACAATTCCAAGGTCAGCAAAATCGCGAACTGTGAATTCGTCAGAATATGCGCTGGCGTTGGTGCCTGTTGCAACCCACTTGACTGCGTGGCGACCAACTTGGCTTGGAACATAGTTGGCGTTGTAGAGACCAGTTGAAGGATTTGTGACTGTCGCACTTGCTGTTGTGCCGTCAGGGAGATAGACAGTACAAGCAACAGATGAAGCGTTTGCAACTGCGCCCGATGAGTCGGTGAGGGTAATTCCTAGGGCAACTACATCGCCTAGATCGTAAGTCATACATCTCTCCTAGTCATAGAGCTTGAAGTCAAGATTCGCTCGGTCATCCTTGCAGAATCAATTTCTCGCATATCCATATTTGCTGGCTCAATGCCGTCATTGTAAGGATACGCTGAATTGTACATAAAGTGGTTAGCGTTGTA